TAGATACATATTTTCCAACCCGTAAAGATCAACTTAATCGAATGTATGATGATTTTGAAGATCGCATGGTAATGATGCCAGCATCTTCAATGGCACATTTCCACAATGCCTTTGCAGGTGGTTATGTAGATCATGTACTTCGTGTTATTGAATGCACTGAGAAACTTTATGAGTCTTGGTCTGAAATGGGTGCAGATATGTCAGGTTATACTATTGAAGAACTTCGTTTTGCAGCAATGCATCATGATTTAGGTAAAGTAGGATTTCCAGGAGATGGTAATGAAGTTTATCAAGTAGAAACATCTGATTGGCATCGCAAGAATCAAAACAAGATGTATAAGCACAATGAAAACATTCCATTTACCATGGTACCAGATCTTTCAATTTGGTTGCTTCAGCAGTATGATGTAAAACTGTCTTGGACAGAATATCAAGCAATTAAGATTCACGATGGGATGTATGATGATGCAAATAAACCGTATTTCGTTGCTCGTTCAGCACAAGCTAAATTAAAAACAAATTTGCCTATTATATTACATCATGGTGATCATATGGCTGCTCAAATTGAATTTGAACGTTGGAGAAATAAAGATAAACAAACTCCAAAAGCAACCGTTGAAAAAAGTAAAGTAACTAAAAGCAATGGATTGAAAAACTTAGCAGAAAATAATCCAGATGTAGAAAAAACATTAACGGATATTTTTAGTGCATTTAATCAGGATTAGGATGATAGCAGGATTATTAATAGTTATATTGTTATTAGCTGTAACATATCTTTCTTTTAGAGTTTGGTATCTTGCAGGTGCATTAGCAGACGCGCAAGAATATGTCGAAGAATTAGAATCGACTAATCAATACATGTATGATAGAATTTCTAAATCATATGAAGCAATGAAACAAATTGATCGCTTAGGCGCATTTGAATCAGAAGATGAAGCGGGAACAACGTTTTCATTATTAAATGAAGTAGTAACGGAATTAAACGAAGAATTTAATAATGGCTCGCAAGAAAACTAGTAACGTTTATTTTACAAAAATTACAGATATAGCAATATCAGCATATAATAAGTCAGAAAATAATACAGCTTTCCGCGAAAAAATTTATAGAAGATTTATTTATCCGGCGTTTTTAAAACTTGCTGAAAATATAATCAATAAAGTAAAACCAGATTATATTGATTCATCATTTCAAGATTTACAAACAGATTTAGTTACATATTTAACTGCACGTTTAGATAAATTTAACGCAGCAGCTGGTAAAGCGTATTCATATTATACTAGAACATCATTTAACTATTTAATTGCTGAAAATCAAAAAGGTTATGCAAAAGTTAAAGCAGATGCATTAGAAATTGACGTTGATGAACAACGCAATGTCATTACAGAAATGCACAATAATGATATGCGAGAAACATTGGAGTACTTCATGGATGCATATATTGAATATTGCTATGATAATTTAAATTATATTTTTAGTAATTCTACCGATATACATGTAGCTGATTCAATTCTTCATATTTTTGAAACGCGTCAGAACATTGAAAATTTTAATAAAAAAGCCCTTTATATTTTTATACGAGAACGTACGGGTTTAGAAACAACGAATATTACTCGAGTAATCAAAGTTTTAAAACAGATTTATGAAGATAAATTCCGAGAGTATGAACAAACAGATTTCATAAAATTGCCGTTTTAATATTTATTATTAAAGGATTTACGGTATGGATAAAAATGATGAATTATTCAAAGGAACAACCTTTGCAGATTTAATGTCTGATGTTTATCATAATTCAAAAAAGAAAGATAGGCAAATAAATCAGCTTATTGCTCAGTTACAGCCATTAATTAAAAATGCATCAGATGCAACAATCATTGTTCCGTTAATCAAAGAATATTTAGATGTTGCTGTAAAAAATGATGATCATTTAGTTAAATTAACTGCAATTGTTCAACGATATATTTCAACTAAACAAACTATTTCTGGTGCAGATAGTTTATTAAGCGATGAAGAAAAACAACAACTTTTACGCGTTGCTGAACAAACTTTATCTGCAGAATTAACAGATGAGTTAGATGCAATAACATATGAAAGCACGGCATTAACTGAAAAAATTGATATTGCTAAACGCAAATTAGAAAAGGACGTTAATGAACATTGAATGGGATGTTGCAGAAGTATTAGGATATGATAGAACATACAAATATGTTTCAACGCCTACCGAAGATTCTAATATTTCAGAATTATTTGCATTGCAAGTAAGATCTTGTGCACAATTGTATAATCAAAAATTATATATTGCTAAACCAGGAAATCTTAGTATTAAAAAAATTCCATTGATTGGAGAATTTGTTTTAATATACAAAACATTTAATCAACAATCAACTGATACAATATGGAGAGAAAATTGGTATTATCTTTCAACAGTTGATTTACAATCTTCAATTAATGAAAATATGATACCGGGTATTTCGGGTCAACTTACTGCGGAACAAATTAATAACTTGCAGCCTGGTTATACATTTAAACGAAAATCTATTTCTCCAGTACAACCATACGAAGGAGATGTTTTAATTGAAGGTCGTGTTGGCAATAGTATTAGATTCGGAAGTACTATATCTAATAACTATCCGGCATCATATTACTTTAAACAACCAACTTGGTCTGGTGCAGATTCAACATCTGGTGATCCAATTATCATATTATCAAATCGTACAATAAATAAAGATAAAAAAGAATTTGTTGTAGAAGATATTGAACGAGATGCATCATCATTGTATTTAACTAGTACTCAACAATTAGATACAATTAAATTATCCAATTCATTAACTGTAAATAATAATTTTATTGGCTCTCAATTAATCGGTGCCGCTGATAGAATCATACTGCGTGCAAAAAAAGATATTGCTGTAATTGATTCGGAAAAAGGCATTGTATTAAATACGCCGGGCGATATAAAATTAGGAGATGATTCTGCAGATCAATCTATGGTGCACGGTGAAGTATTAACTAGAATTATAAATAAATTAGCACGTGCAATTTTAGCCGGCGGCACCGCATCCGGTGCTATGGTTACTAGTAATGCTGCTACGTTATTAACAGATATATCTGCAGATTTACAAGAATTAACTAGTAAAAAATACAAAATAAAGAAAACATGACATGGCAGTAGCTCCACCATTTGATTTAGTTGTTCAAAAAGTACCAACAGCAATTAATAAATTGCAAGGGGCTTTAAACAAATTGATTGATCGATTAAATGAAAAAGTAAGTGATGCAATATCTGATGCTAGTAAATTATCAGAACGTATCGATTGCAATGATCCTAGAGTTCAAAAAATAAAATCTACATTACAATCAATTCAGCAAATCATACAAAAAATTCAAGAAGTATTAAGAATATTACAAATTGTAGTTCCTGCATTAACAGTTGCGGCACAAATTGCAGCTGCATTAATTAATATTCAATTGGGTGTTCCAGTACCATCGCCACCAGCTTTAGTTCAATCATTAGCATTACAAAATGAATTAATCGCAACTATTATAGGCGCATTAAAACAAGCGTCGATTATAATTACTGTAGTAAATGGAGGCGTAATTTTAGCATCAGCTGGATTAGCTGCAGTTATTAATAAATTATCATCAATATGTAACAATGAAGTATTTGAAGTATCTGCAATAACTCAATTAGCAGTTAATTCTTTAAATAACGAATTCATTAATTATACACCATCTGAGTTTTATAATATAAAAAATACTTCAATTGAAGATTTAGATAATCGAGAAAATTTAATTCAACAATTGAATGAAAAACAATTGAGTATTGTAGAAAATTTATTAGAAATGCCTAGTAAAGTTATTATGCTTCAAGGTGTAGCTCAGCCTATTGTTGATCAAGGAAAAACGGGAGATTTTGCACTTAACGAAACTACAAAAACATTTTATGGCCCGAAAATATCTGATACCGATTGGGGTATGGGTATAAATTACTAATCTACATATTTATTAATAAAGTATTCATATGGATTCTAAAACACTTATAAAAGCACTTAAAACCGCCGTACGTGAAGTTATTAAAGAAGAATTAACAGAAATTCTTCGCGAAGGGTTACAATCTACAATTACAGAAATAAAACAACCTGCAGCAGCGCCAGTTAAACTGCAAAGAAATGCTGCACCGATACAAAAAAAATCTAAAGTTCAATTTGTTGATAATAAATGGGCTTCGGTATTAAACGAAACTGATGCATTAATGGAACAAGGTCCGTCGGCGATGAATAGTTTTTCGGATATGATGAATGAAGGTATGGATGAAATACGAATGACATCGGCGCATGCTCAAGGATTTGGAGCAATGCGACAAAACATGAAAGAGGCGATGGATATTGCACCGACAGCTCCGAAAGTAATGGAAGATCCGGAGACTGGTAAAACGTATGAGGTAACACCAGAAGTAGCACAAGCATTAACGCGTGATTATTCAACGTTAATGAAAGCGATAAATAAAAAGAAAGCTAGTTAAAAAATGCCGTATGTAATTGTTGATGTAGGAAATATTCAAACAGCGACACCTAATGGTTTAGATATATCATTCGGATCAGCATCTCCATTTTCAACAATTTATACATCAGAACAAGCTGTTTTTAACAAATTAAAAAATTTATTATTAACAAGATTAGGTGAAAGACCAATACAACCAACTTTTGGAACTGATTTATTTAGAATATTATTTGAAGTAAATTCTCGAGAATTGCAACAAAGCGTTGAAGATTACATTTCTCC